GATGGTAATCAATATACCGGAGTAGGTAGCTTAGATAGGTTATTAACATTACGTAAGAGAGCATGGGAACATGATTATTTTACAGCATCATTGCCATTCGCTCAAAAAGGCGCAGCTGTAGATATACCTATTGGTTTAGTAGAAGGAGATTTACCAGTATATTTAAATAGTTCATCAGGTACTACATTAAATGGCTCTCCTGCATCCGTAAATGTAGGAGCACAAGGTGGACGCACTGATGTACCTGCAGATAGTTTATATGCTGATACCTCAAATGCAACAATTGAACCAACAACAATAAACGATTTACGTCGTGCATTTAGACTTCAAGAATGGTTAGAAAAAAATGCTCGTGGTGGTACTCGTTATATAGAAAACATTTTAACCCATTTTGGTGTTAAATCATCTGATGCAAGATTACAAAGACCTGAATATATTACTGGCGTAAAATCTCCCGTAGTTATTAGCGAAGTATTACAAACTGGCCAATCAGATACTACTCCTCAAGGCAATATGGCAGGACATGGAATTTCAGTTACTAGTGGTAGAGCTGGTAGTTATTTCTGTGAAGAACATGGTTATATCATTGGTATTATGTCTGTAATGCCAAAAACTGCTTATCAACAAGGTATTCCTAAAACATTTTTAAAAAATGATTCATTAGATTATTTCTGGCCATCATTCGCTAATATTGGTGAACAACCAGTTACAAAAAATGAAATATATGCCTATACTTCAAACTCAAATGATACATTTGGATATGTACCTAGATATGCTGAGTATAAATATATGCCTAGTCGTGTTGCAGGTGAATTTAGAACTTCAAAATTAGATTTTTGGCATTTAGGTCGTATTTTCGATACAGAACCAAATTTAAATCAAAATTTTGTTGAGTGTAATCCAACAACACGAGTATTTGCTGTAGAAGATGTAGAAGGTGATCATCTTTATTGTCATGTATTAAATAAAATTCGTGCTATTAGGCCAATGCCGAAATATGGTACTCCAATGTTTTAAAAATGAGTACTCGGTGTATTACACCTTTTTATAAAAAAGAACTTATAAAGGGTGAACATATACCCTTTCCATGTGGTAAATGCCCCCCATGTATGAAACGCAGAACCTCAGGTTGGTCGTTTAGGTTAGTTAAAGAAGGAGAGCGGAGCAATTCCGCTCTCTTTGTAACCTTAACTTATGATACTGCCTTTGTACCTATCACAAAAAATGGGTATATGACATTAGATAAAAAAGATTTACAAAAATTTTTTAAAAGGTTAAGAAAACTTACAAATGAAAAACTTAAATATTATGCCGTTGGGGAGTACGGATCTACAAAAATGCGTCCGCATTATCATATTATTCTTTACAATGCTAACAAAGAACATATTACACGCGCTTGGGCTCTTAATAATTATGCTATTGGCACTAATTATATTGGTGATGTTAGTGCTGCCAGTATCGGTTATACGTTAAAATATATGTGTAAAGAATCAAAAATTCCTATTCATAGGAACGATGACAGACAGAAAGAATTTTCTGTAATGTCTAAAGGTTTAGGAGCAAATTATCTTACAAGTAAGATGATAAAATGGCATAAAGAAGATTTAGAAAATAGAATGTATGTACCTATGTTAGATGGTAAAAAAATTGCTATGCCAAGATATTATAAAGATAAAATGTATAATGAACATGAAAAGGATAAAATTGCACTACATATAGGTAAAATTAGCAAAGAAAAAGATTTGGAACTAGAAAAACAATTTTCCAGTTTTACAGAACAAGAAAAAGTAATGTCTGAAAGACATTTAAATCAATTTAAAAAAATGTACAAAAGCTCAGAATCAGAGCGTAAACAATCAGATTTATGATAAAACATTCATTAAATGCAAAAGAGTTTGTCAGTGTTGGTGAGATAAATATTCTTCCGTCTCAAACAATTCCAGACCAAACATTAACAGTCAGAGAATTATTAATTCGTTACGCCAAAGGTTTACCATTAGATGGCATGAAACAACCTATATGGGAAGGAGAAGAAGGCGATGCAATCGACCCTCGTAGACTCGATTTAGCTGAACGTCAAGAACTTGAAATAGCTGCTCGTCAGGAACTTGCCGAAATCGAAGAACGTTTAAAGAGCAAAAAAGTCGATAAAACAACTGCAAAGTTGTCAAAAGAGGATATTGAAGATATCCAAAGTCAAGATGTTGAAAACATCTAAAAACAGAGAAATACGGCTGTGCAAACTTGTTTGCATGGCTGTATTTATCAAGTCAAGCGAAGCGCGACAGAAAAACACTAATACTACCTTGATATATTAGTGTTTATTGACACTAATTATATATATTTGGAAAGTAAACGAGAAAGAAGGACGTAGGACGCACTACGAGTAAACAAAACCAAATAAAAAAAAGTGTCAAAATAAAAACAAAAAAAAATAAAAAAAACAGTATATGCCTATACCTGCTTTATTAGCTGCTGCACTACCTGCTATAGGTAGCGCTGCTGCCTCAACGTTAGGAACAATATTTACTAACAAACAACAAGCCAATGCTGCACAACGTTCTTATGATATTCAAAGACGTGATTCACTTGCAGATTGGAAAATGCAAAATGACTATAATAGTCCCCAAATGCAAATGCAAAGATTTAAGGAAGCCGGTTTAAATCCGAACCTTATATATAAACAAACAAACGAAGCTGCACCAGTAAGAAGTACAAACTATGATACTCCAAAATTTAATGCACCTACACCAGATTTAAACATGATAGGTGCTGTAATGGGACAAAATGCTGATATTAAATTAAAAGAAGCACAAACCAATAATTTATCTAAACAAAACACAGTTATTGAACAAGATGCTTTATTAAGACAAGCACAAACTGCTGGAGAAATAGCAAGAACAACATCAAACAATGATGCAAATAGACGTGCAAACGAACTACAAAAATACAGCCTTCAGGCTGCAGAACAAAACCTCAGAAAAACAGATGTAGATATATCAAAAACAAAACTTGATATGTTACTAGGTTTTAGAAATGATTGGAGACAAACATTAGCCAATTCAAAATCATTAGAAGAAGCAAATGCAAGAATTGCATCTATGGCAATTCAAAATGCAAAAACTCAACAAGAAAAGAATCAAATTATTCAGTTTACTGATAATTTAAAGAAAGATGGTACTTTAAAACAATTAGATATAGATCTAAGAAGATTGGGTATTATGCCATCAGATAATATTGCAGCCCGATTATTAGGTAGGGCTTGGAATGGTATATCTAAAGATTCAACTGGAAAACAAAAACCTGCAAAAACAATGTTTAAAGAACACTGGAATAATTAATTATGAGATTATATACACAAGAACAGTTATTAAGACTTATAAAGTTATATAACACTTCTGATGAATCAGAAAAAAAGTTACTTAGACCTTATTGCGATCAAGCAATATTTAAATATTTTAATCACAAACTAAAAACAAACAAATGCGTAGACGTTCAAAGTATCGACGCTCATCTCGAAAGGGCGGTTATGGCCGAAGAAGCAAAGTAAGCCGAACTTATTATGTAAGTAGAGGCGGAATTAGACTATAACAAAAGGCGGTTAGTCACCGCCTATTAACAATTGTTCTAAAATCAAACAAAAACAAAAAAAATGGCAAGGAATTTATTCAACTCCATTAAGTTAACAAAGCCTAAAAAAAATGTCTTTGATTTAACTCACGACGTTAAGTTATCTGCTAATATGGGTAATTTAACTCCAATTCTTACAATGGAATGTGTCCCTGGTGACAAATTCGATTTATCATGCGAATCTCTTATACGTTTCGCTCCTTTAGTAGCTCCAGTAATGCATCGTATGGACGTTACTATGCATTATTTCTTTGTTCCAAACCGTATATTATGGTCAAATTGGGAAAAGTTTATTACGGATGCAAATTCTGAATTAGTAGCTCCTTTTATTAATTGGGGAGATTATCCTGCATTCAATGCATATAAAAATTTTGTAGATTATATGGGTGTACCACCAGTACCAACAGGTGGAACTAGTCAACAAATTAATGCTTTACCATTTGCAGCTTATCAAGCAATTTATAATGAATATTATAGAGACCAAAATTTAATTCAACCAGTAGATTACAAATTAGTAGATGGTAATCAATATACCGGAGTAGGTAGCTTAGATAGGTTATTAACATTACGTAAGAGAGCATGGGAACATGATTATTTTACAGCATCATTGCCATTTGCTCAAAAAGGCGCAGCTGTAGATATACCTATTGGTTTAGTAGAAGGAGATTTACCAGTATATTTAAATAGTTCATCAGGTACTACATTAAATGGCTCTCCTGCATCCGTAAATGTAGGAGCACAAG